ACCCCGGCCCTACCGCCCCTTCAACCCATCATCCCGCCCCGACTCCGCAAGGCTACGGGCGGTCACGGCGGATGGAAGGTCGATGCCCCGCAGTCCATCACGGTGCTTCGCAACCAGATGGAGGCCAGCCAACCCGGCACGATCATGGACTGCAGCGGCTTGCTGTTCCATTTCCGCGGCCAGCAGCTGACCGTCCATGACAATGTGACGGAGGTTCGCGGCGGTGTGTTTGTCATCGAGCCTCAGGCCACGGCCCGGTGCGCCATCCTGCCTCGGGACCGCGAGAACGACCTGCTGTTCCGGGACTGCATCTTCATCCTGCTGGGCACGGCCACGGAGCAGCAGGAAGCCCTCCTGCACGGGCATGCAAACAAGGGCCTGATCGTCCTGGAGAACTGCATCTTCGCCGGTCAGCCCAAGAACGTGACCCGCGTCATCGGGGCGGGCCCGGGCGACTTCAACACCCCGGCCGGCCGCGGGCGTTGCGTCAGTATCACCTCGACCAGGGACGTGAAGGCAGGCGGCCTTGTGGCTCGCGGATCCTGGTTCCTGATGGACGATGAGCGCAACCAGCCCACGGGCGGTGAAGGCATCCCGGCCATCAGCCTCCGTGGCACGCTGGCGGGCAATCAGCGGGCGTGGTGGACGGCCAACAAGACTCCGGTCGGCGTGCTGATGCCTTGCGGCCCGGTCGACATCCAGGGGTGCACGATCCAGGGCGGCTACTACGGTATCGAGCTGTCGGCCGTGGAAGGCGGCATCGTGTCGGGCAACACCCTGATGGGCCAGATGCGGGGCGTTTCCTGTCAGGACACCACCACGGGGGTCACGGTCTCGCACAACGTCATCGCTGACTTCAAGTCGTCTGCCGTCCACACGGCCTACGGCAGCCGGGGTGTGGTTGTGACGGGCAATCACGCGGTCAGCAACGTCGCAGAGGGGCAGGCCGCCCTGCAGGCCTACTGCGGCACCCGGGAGATCGAGATCAGCAGCAACACGGTCACCATCGGGGCTGCCGGCACGCCACAAGCTCACGTCTACGTGGGCAACGACGCCCAGTCTACGGAGGTGCGGGACAACATCCTGTCCGGACCGTACCGGGCCGCTCACATCGAAGTGGACCAGTCCTGGACGAAGACGCCCCAGGTCACGCCCGGCTACTCGGCCCGGTACACGCCGGATGAGCCGCTGGGTGTGCGATCCGACCTGCTGGGCACGGAGCTGATCGGCAATAAGGCTGTCGGCGGGCTGACCGTGCGGGCCTCGGCCTCCACGGGCAAGCTGACCCTGTGGACGGATGAATGCCAGGCCGCCATCAACGGGGCCGCTCCGCGCCGGATTGCGGGCCTGACCGTGGTCTGATCCGACCGCCTGTCAGATGAAAGGGGCCGTCTGGCCCCTTTTTCGTTTCTGAGGAGGTGGCGCCTGTTGACACGGCGCCGGATTTGGCTCAGAATTTCCTGTATGGCGCACACTTTCGCCATCAATACGGAGGATACAACATGAAACGATTTGTGGACCTCTTCTGCGGCGGCGGCACCGCCACCAAGGGCATGACTGATGCCGGCATCACCCATGTCGTCGGCTATGATCACTGGCAGCCTGCGATCAACAACATGCACGCCAATGGTTGGCGGGCCGAGGTCGCCGAGGTCGCGTCGATGCAATCCATCCCGCAGGCAGACGTGGTATGGGCATCTCCGCCGTGCACCGAGTACTCGTCCGGTAGCAATCATCGCGAGAAGCGCGAGGACGTCAAGGAACTCGTGGTTGACGCTGTGCGTCTCGCTATCACCGCGTCCCCCAGAGTGATCGTGCTCGAAAATCACCCGCTTATGCTCAAGGCTGAGCAGTACAGGCGTGCCATGGCAATGCTGGATGGCTGGCACGTCCAGGAGTATGTGATCGATGCCGCCGATATCGGCAGCCCCAGTCATCGGAAACGCTGCTTTGTCATCGCGTCCCGGTCACCAATGAAAGGACCGATATGGTCTCCAGTACCCTTTAGACCATGGGACGGTGTCATTGACGTGGATGGTGACGGTGACTGGCGGAAGACGTCTCATGCGGACACGATTCGCAATAAACTCGGAGATTTGCCATACTGCCTGTATAACTACTACTCGTCGCCAACCATTGGCAGGCCCACCGAGGCAGCAAAAACCATCACGTGTGTTCCGCGGTCGGTAATCGTCCACAAGCACGGCGCGCGGCGCTGGCTCAGATCGGATGATTATCGCAAGCTCATGGGACTGCCTGACGACTACAAGCTGACTGGTACTGAGCGCGACAGATGCAAGATCATCGGCAACGGTGTATCCTACGTCTGCTCGCATTCAATCGGAAAGTTCCTGATGAACAATCTGACGTGATGCCCTGCCCTCATCGAAGCAGGGAGCCATTGGCTCGCAATCACGTAGCCTCAAACAATGAAGGAGTGCAAAAATGGAAGTGATCGTCTACACCAAGCCCGGATGCATGCAGTGCCTGGCCACCAAGGCACTGATGGACCGCCTTGGCATCGAGTATGATCTGATCGACATCAGTAACAGCCCTGGGATCGCTGCCTTCCTGCAGCGCGAAGGTCACCAGTCACTACCTGTTGTCTTCGTCGATCATGGTGAAGACACGGATTCCTGGTGCGGCTTCCGTCCGGACCTGATCAAGCAACTGTAAGGAATTGTCATGAAGAAGGATATCGTCGTCTGCCTGTTCGATACCTCTGGTGTCATGGGTGAACCATGGCGCGCAGCAGGGTTTCGCGTGATCCGCCTGGACCTGTTCAATGATCAGCAGTTCCGCATTCCCGAACCCGGGGAATCGGTGGCCGTGCAAGCCGACCTGCTGAAGGGGGTGCCAGAGGAGATGATGCGCCCCGAGTTTCTGGAGCGTGTGGCGTTCGTGGCCGCATTCCCCCCCTGCACGCACCTGGCTGTGTCCGGGGCTCGCTGGTTCAAGGGAAAGGGATTGCGGATGTTGGCTGACAGCATCCACATGTTTGCCACTGCTGCAGAGTTCTGTGAGGCAACGGGCGCCCCGTATCTGATCGAGAACCCGGTCAGCACGATCAGTACCTACTGGCGTCAACCGGATCACACGTTCCATCCGTGGCACTTCAACCGACTGGATGCTGGCAGCAGCTACACCAAGAAGACCTGCCTTTGGGTCGGCGGCGGGTTCAGGATGCCACTGCCGCTGGTAGACGATTCGCTGCCCGTGGACCGGAACTACATCCATTACCTGGGCAGCAATGCCAAGAACGACAAGGGCAAGGATCTCCGCTCAGTGACGCCGGCCGGCTTCGCCAGGGCAGTGTTTCTTGCCAATGCAACACAAGACTGACCGTTCGTCGGGTGCGCTTGATTAGTAACACCCAATGAAGTATAGTTCACTCCATCGGCAGGCAATAACGCCGGTCGATGGCCGAGAGGGTTAAATCATGTTCACGGAAGAATTCACGATCAACGTCTACACCAGTGACGCGCTGGAAACCAAAAAGAACGCGCAAATACAAATCGAGCACGCGGTCGGGAACGGCAAGAAGGTGTTAGAAGAAGTGGTTAATGTTGATGAATTTGGTAACAGGGCTACACTGGCGGTTTACAAGGATGAAGACTCGGTTTTCTTCCACTACAAAGACCGCTCTGCAACGGTTATTCGGAATGCAAAGTATGGCCGGAATACGACGCTGGCGGCAGCAGAGTTCTTCCTTCAGAAATCCCAAAACAAACTCGACCAACTCCAAAGACTTCTGCCACACCTGATTAAGTAACAAAACAAGCTTCGCACCGGGGTTGGCAACGGTGCAAAACAATGAAATAATCACCAAATCACATCGCCGAATAGGCATCACTCGAAAGGAGTAGCTCCATGAACAAAACCATCCTTGCCCTGTCCCTGGCTCTGATCGCCGCCCCGGCCCTGGCCACCAACACACCGGGCGCTGACTGCGTGGGCGTCAACGCCTGCAAGACCAACAGTGACAACAAGACCACCAACACGACCAACGCCCCGGTGGCCTCGGTCAACGGCGTCAACCCGGAGGCCCACGCACAGCAGCAGCAAGGCCAGCAGCAGGGCCAGACGGCCACGGGCGGCAGCGTGGGCAGCTTCGCCTCGACCACGCAGGCCAACCTGACCACTGGTGGGTACTCATACAACGGCAAGTCGCTCAATATCAGCCCGGTCACGGTGCCCGCCGCCGCGATGGTGGCCCCGTCCGCCGAGATCTCGCGTGTGGCCGACCCGTACTGCGGCCCGCGCCAGCGCGTGATGTCCCACGACGTGCAGGGCCGTGTGATCGGCATCCTCTGGGATTCAGAAGTGACCCTGGGCCAGAACCAGTGGCTGGCGCCGAACTTCGAGGAACCGTACCGCCGCGTGGAGGTGATCCCGGGGCAACTGACCCAGCTGATCGGCCACAAGATGCACGAGACCACCACGGTTCTGACCGTATCCACGTCCGGTGCACTGGCCTTCGGGGCCAATGGTGGCAACGGCCAAGGTGGCAGCATCGGCGGCAGCCACGGTGGCGCCCTGCAGCGGATGGTGACCACGATCCGGCTGCAGGAGTGCGTGGCCTACGAGATCGTGCCGAAGCAGGCTGAGCTGCCGAAGGTGAAGCCACAGCCCCGGAAGAAGCTGGCACCGAAGCCCGCCCCGAAGGTCTGTGACGTGTGCCAGCGCCCGCAAGTCAACCTGACGGTCAACGTGCAGAAGTGACGGACAACGCCCGGGGTCTCGGCTCCGGGCTTACTGGAGGAATCGATCATGGAATACGGATTCAACGTTGTGCGCCACTCTTCGGATGGCCTGGACCTGTACCGCGTGGAGCCGGCTGGCACGCCGGCGATCCCCGGCGTGACTGCCACCTGGACCGCCTTCGACGACTGCACCGAGGCGATGGGGCAGGAGTTCCTGGGCGAGCTGCAGGAGGCCATTGGCGGCGACCTGATGACGGTCGACGGCTTCCACTGCCTGGCGGTCACGTGCCGACCGGGCTTCACCCCGGGCCGCGTGGATCCTGCTGAGCTGCCGTACGTCGACGGGTATTGACAGGGCAGTCACACGGGCTCATCATCTGGACACGCCCTGCACAGTGCCGGGCAATCCAACGGAGAAACGAACATGCAAACCATCATCACCTACCCGGCTGACGCCGGATATCAGCAGAAGCTGGCCGCCATCGAGGCCCACACGGTGGGGGCGAAGCAACTGGAGAGCTACGGCACGCTCACGGGCGCTCGCCTGCTGTTTACCATGTCTCGCGACGGCCTCTACCTGACCTACGTCCACGGCAGCGGCTACCACAGGCTGTCCGTGACCGACGACAAGGGCGATGCCATCCGGCTACTGGAGCTGCTGAAGGAAGTCCACGGCATCACGTCCGAAGCCATCGGATGATTCCATTCACCGCGTGAATATCGAGGCCCGGCCATGCGCCGGGCTTTTTCTTTGCCGTTCGTCGGGTCGATTTGACGCCACCCCGACCGGCCTGTAGCATCACCCCGTGCCTGGCGATTGGCGCCAGGACCGACAAGGAGTCAACCATGATCTACGAGAACACCCCCGCCCAGTGCCTGCTGGACGTCCTGAACGCCTACGGGCTGCGTGGCAAGAGTCGCTCAGATGCCGGCCAGATGCTGATCGAGGCGGCTGTCGGCCACGTCTCGGTGTTCACGGCCAAGGGCCGAGTCTTCGCGGCCACACGGGGCAGGAACGGCAATCTGGTGGTGGCTGTGGAGGCCATCTACCCGAAGGGGCGGGAAGCCGCCAAGGCCCTGGCTGTGGCCTCCCTGGCCATGCGCGGCCGCGCACAGGGGGTGAAGGCATGAGCGCCGCCGACTGGACGCCGGACACACCCGTGGCTGGCCAGGAGGGCGATCCGGACTTTGGCGCCTGCCGTGTGTGCCAGTACCACGATCCGGACACGGGGGCCCTCATGTACCGGATCGAGAAGGAGTTGACCGCGCCGGCCGATGAGGCCGAGCTGATCTGCATCCACGTGTCAGCCGCCTACTGCCGGCGGCTGCTGGCAGCCATGAAGGCGGACATGGGTGGCGAGCTGGGAGCCAAGGGTGCCATGCTGCTGATCCGGGGCGCGGCACAGGCCTCTGATGGCGAGCACACGGGGGCGCAATCCAAGGACCGGCCGGCAGGCCATCCGGACCCGCTGAGGCCGACCCGACACAACCCGGAGGGGAGCCCCGACTGGTCCGGCCAACCACGCCCGGAGGATGCAATCACAGTGCCTGAAGGGGCGATCACACCGCCCGAAGATGGGTCGGATTCGACCGCGGAGCTACCCTTCTGACGGATAGTTATCCACAGTTTATCCACAGCCCCAGAACCCCCGAAGGGGTTCTTTTTTTGCCCATTTCTTAGGCAATTTTTGGCTGCCTAAAAAACAGGCAAAACAATTACTAATTTTTTGGGGAGAGTCCAATCCGCGCAAATAGCAATTTGTGAACACTAATCGAGAGTCCCGGGATTGGCTCTACAAGCCATTCTACAACTTAGTGATGTCTCTCATCCCATGGGGTTAAGGTATGGAAAAACGTACTTTTCTACATCTTCCTATATAGGCGGATGGGACTCTACTAAGTTCAGTTTCGGAGGGGACTCTAGTGATTCACAAAAATGACGATTGACTTAGTGATGCCAAAGCCGTACCATGACCGGGTCAAAACTCACCCAAAGGAGCCCCCCCCATGACACGCAGCTCTGCCGCTGTTCTTTTTGCCACCCCCGTGCTCGCCCCGAGGTCCGTGCTCGATGCCATGAGCCTGCCACTCGACACCCGTGTGGCCGCGTCCAGTGACCTGCCCACGGGCTGGGCCTGCGTCCTGCTGAACCTGTGGCCGGATGTTCTGGAAGATGAGAATCGGTCGCTGATTGCAACCCAGGCCAAGCCAAGACCAAACCCGCATGCCAAGCGCAGCGATGGCGAGCTGCTGCGGAATCTGCGCCGCCGTGTACAAGGCTGGCTGAACTGCGCTGGACTGCCACGGGATGCCGTTGCATCCACGGCCGAGCTGCGTGCCCGCCTGTATGCCGAGGCGGCCACATTCGCCACTGGCAGCCCGGGCGGGTGGCCACTCACAGTGGTCGCCTGCCAGAAACCCGCCGAGAAGACGGCCAAGCCCCGGCAACCTGCCAAGCTACAGTCACACAAGCCCCATGGGCCGCGCCGTGACCTGTACTGGGCGCTCACCACGGACAAGGGGCACCGCGTGCTCTACAAGGCCGCCAGCGCGGTCGGTAGGGCCATGTCGTCGGGCACGGCGCCGGTGCCGCCCGGATGGAGCCTGAATCGCCGTGCGGAGCACGGAGACCGCATTCGCTGCTCGCCGATCAAGAAGATTCTCCGTGTGCGGGCAGACTACGATGCAGACCCGTCGATCCCGCTTGCACAGCGTCTGGTCATCGAGGCTTTCGTGACATGGGTCAAGAACGCCGCTCGCAACCCGACAGACGGTCGTTGACGCAGTGGCCGCGATCGTTCATCATTCGTTCCAACACCCCAGGATTCACCCGGGGCCCCGCCAGAAAGCCCGTGGCGCCGTTTTTCACCCTTGGCAAGGTAATCACCCTACCGCAAGCCAGAAACGCTCCACGGGCCTTCTGGAGCCTTCTGGAGGCATCCATATGCACCAGCTTCTCTTCATCCTCGGCTTCATCGCCTTCATTCTGGCCGTGTTCGGCCCTATGGAGCTTCATGCACGCTCGATCATCCGGAAATTCGAGCAGACCATCAAACATTCATAGGAGTGATAGTTCCGTGATCCTTATCGGTATCGCCGGCCCGGCGCAATCGGGTAAATCCACCCTGGCGGGCGAGTTCCGCCGGCTCGTTGAGTTCCGCGGCCAGAAGTACGCCGAACAGCCCTTTGCCGGGCCGCTGAAGCGCATGCTGGGCGCCATCGGGGTGGACGTATCGGACCTGTCCAAGAACGTACCTGTACCATTCCTGGACGGGAAGGTCACCCCCCGTGTCATGATGCAGACCCTGGGCACGGAGTGGGGCAGGGCACTTCTCCCTGACCTGTGGCTGCGTGTCTGGCAGCATGAGCTGGATGACGGCGCCCACACGGTGTGCGTGCCCGACGTCCGGTTTGACAACGAAGCCGAGCTGATCCGCGAGCTTGGCGGCACCATCGTCCACGTCCAGCGCAAGCCGACCGCCGATATGCTTGCCGTGCCCGCTCATGCGTCCGAGGCTGGCATCAATCGCATGAAAGGCGATATCATCTTCCGCAACGATCGGGGCATCGAGAAGATGGCCCAGCTCGCAGCCTCCATTCTGGACAACGTCAAGTGAAACAACCCAAGAAACCCCATGATGGCCCGAAGGTCATCGCCCTCGACATCGAGACCGCTCCGTGTATCGCCTACGTCTGGCGCACCGGCAAGCAGGTCCTGACCATCGACCACATCCAGCAGGAATCCACCCTGATCTCGTTCTCATGGTCCGAGTGGGTCTATAGCAAGGTCAAGAAGGCCGAGTACCTGTCCACGTTCGAGCAGGCCAACCAGCGGGACGACAGGCAGCTGGTCACGGCCCTGTGGGAGATCCTGAAGGACGCCACCCACGTGGTCGCCCACAACGGCGCTCGCTTCGACTGGCCGATGATCAACGGGGCCTTCTACCGCTGCGGGCTGAAGCCCCTGCCCAAGCCCAAGATCCTGGACACGATGCTGATGGCCCGCCAGATCGGCGGCCAGACCTCCTACAAGCTGGCGTGGCTGACAAAGGACCAGCAACGATCCAAGCGGTCACATGCCAAATTCCCGGGGCTTCAACTCTGGATCGAGTGGCTGAACCGCAACCCAGCTGCGGAGCGTGAGATGCGGCTCTACAATAACATGGACGTGGAGGCTATGTGCGAGCTGCTGAACCGCGTCCTGCCCTGGGCCCGTGGCCCGCAGTTCGCCGGCCTGGTGCCGCAGTCCGAAGGTCGGGAAGAGGAAGTTCACCACTGCCCGCGCTGCGGCTCTGTCAACGTGGTGCCCCGTGGCTTCACGACCACTGTGGCCGGCCGCTACCAGCGGTACCGCTGCTCCGACTGTGGCGGCTGGAGCCAGTCCCGCTTCCTGGTGCGTGAGAAGCGCAAGCACCTGCTGAAGACGATCTAAGCCGTTCATCAGGCCGACAGACGGCCTTGACCGGCACCTGGGGTGAGCGTATAGTTCACCCCATCGACACCGCCCGCACGGGCTCACATGAAAGGAGTAGCACCATGAACCGTCACCTGATCCGCGCCTACGCCGCCAACGCCCTGTCCGCCCTGATCGACAGCCACGGCGCCCTGTATATTTGCGACTTCCGTGGCCGCCGTCAGGCTGTCGCCCAGATTCGCCTAGGCGGTGTGGCCGTCAACCCCCGCAACCTGGATGCCCGGATGCAAGCCGAGGCCATCCTGCGGGCACACAAGTTCCTGGGTATCGTCCTGCCCGTCATCTTCGAGTGCGAACTGGACGACTGAACCAACCACGCCTCCACGAGGAGGCTTCCATTCCAAGGAGTATGCAACCATGTTTGAAAAGCTTGTCCCCGACGCGTCCTATACGAAAGTCTCATATGACGGCGGCATCCTGTCTTCAGCCGAACACGTCGTCATCCCTCCGGGAGAAGTTCGCACGGTCAGTACCGGGTTGGTCTGCGAACATAACCTCGTCCTGCTTTTGGACAAATATAGCAAGGTCGATCTCAGCATGTGCGTTCTACTGACGTCGGTGGCTCCCCGTTTTCGCGAGATCAAAGTCGCCATCCTGAATCGCGGATCTGACCCCGTCACAATTCCAGTCAAGTGCTCCGTTCTGGAGTTCTTCGAAATCTGATCAATCCGACGGGGTTCTGGCCCCGTCCATCTGGAGGTTACAAATCATGATGACCACCACAACCTACGGCTGGAGAGCCGAAGAGGAACGCATGAACGCCGCCGATGACCGCGCCGACGCCCGCATGCACCGCGAAACCTGTGTCTGGAACGCCCTCCAATCCATCACACAGCCGGCGCTCCGTGAAAGCGCCTACGATGCGCTGTCAGATGAGGTCGATGACGGCGAGTTCATCCCCGGCTGGTTCCAGGTCGGCCCCTACGTGGTCGGCGTGGCCGATGAGTCCGGTGAGACCGTTGCCGTCCACAAGATCCTGCCGCACCAGCAGAACCTGATCGGCGCCGAGGCCTTGGCCCAGCGTCCCGGCGAGATTGGCGCTGAAGGCGGCTTCATCTACGCGGAGCCCATCGGCAACGCCATGTGCCACGCACGGTTCCATGAAGGCCAGTTCCTTGTCGACATCACTGCGGAGTGAGCCATGAATCGCATCATCGTCTTCGTTGCATACTTCTTCATCACTGCTGTCGCCCTGCTTCAGGCCACATACGTCCACGCCACCGAGGCCGCCTACCGTGGCGCTGTGGCCGCCGGCGACCCGACGGCCTGCTACGAAGCTCGGGAGCTGGCCCGTGCCATGCGTCATGCCTCTGTGCCCAGCACGCGCCGCTGGGGCAGAGAACTGTTCGAGCTGGTCGGCCAGAAGTGTGATTGACGCCTGATCAGTGCCAAAGCAAAAGGGGCCTTTCGGCCCCTTTCTCATTTCTGCGTCTGCTGCACGTAGGCCCAGCACGCGTCGGCCCAGGTCTTCAGTTCATCGGCCCGGTCGGCTTCGGATCGAAGAAATGCTCCAGCCTCATCCGAAAGTCGCCAGCCGGCGGCGCCTCCTGCAGTACCGACGGTGTGACCGGTGCCGCTGGCGTTACGGTCGTGCAGGCTGCCAGCGTGCTTGCCAGCAGCAGCCCGCAGACGCCGCATCTCAGTCTGGTAGCGGCGGTCGATCGCCTGCGCCCGCTTGAGGCCCGCTCGCTCCGCGAGTTGGATCTGCTCCAGGGCTCGCACATGCTGGGCATCACTCCTCGCCTCGTGCCACTGATGCAGCATCCACATCCCGGCCAGGGCCGCCACGGCGTGCGTCAGCATCCACACGGGCAGGCGTCTGACGGATGACGCGAGCCACGATAACAGCAAGGCCCATCCACTTGGAGTAATCATCCCCCAGGTACTCCTTGATCTCGGGCAGGTAGTCGCCTGCCAGTTCCAGCGCAATCAGCACGGCGGCCGCCTGCACGCTCAGCAGTCGCCACGCCCGTTTCCAATCGTCAATCAGCAGTTTCACCTTTCCACCTCAAAGTGCGGCCCATCGAAGAATTTTGCAGCCAGGAACGGGTAATCGTGGCAGTTAGGGCCGCTGATCCAGCGCCAGGAACCGCCCCAGCGGACCGGGAGACCGAACTCAAGCGCCACCTGGGCGAACGTCCGGGCCAGCTCCGCGTAAGCCCTCGGGCTCCAGTCCGGCTTCCCGCCGGGCATCACAACCAGGTCGACAGCATGACCGGTCAGGTGCTTACTGTCCAGGGTTCGGGACTTGCCGGCAGCCACTAGCTCTCGTTGGCGGGCGGCTGTCCGCAGACCTTCCGACACATGGCACTCCACGGGGTGGCGCTTGATGACTTGCAGGGTGACGGCGGCCAGGACTGTGTCAACGCCCTTCAGTCGATCCAGGTCGCGGGTGTTCGGCTCAGCCACGGCGGTTCCCCTCGATGCGGTCTTCCAGGCGGGAAAGCTGGCCCGTCTGCTGGCGCATCATGGCGAGCAGCTGCCCAACCTGGGCCGACAGACGCTCGATCTCACTGCGGCTGACCGTGTCCTTCTGCGCCTCCACACGGGCCTGCATGACACGGCGCTCCAGGTCGGTCAGCTGATCGGACTGCTTTGTGATGCGTGCCTGGATAGCCGCCACCCACGCAAGGGCGATGGGGGTGATGATGGTGGCCAGGCGCTGAAAATCGTTGAGGTCCATCTGAATCTGTCGCAGAAATGACACGGGCCGGATGCCCCGGCCCAGTTGATTCTAGCACGCCGCGATCGTCAGGCCGGCACCCCAACGGCCATCCACAGGCCTGCCGTGGGTTGATGGAAGAGGATAAAACCAGCGATCTTGCCACCCTCTTCGATCAGCTCGAACCGCGGGTAGTTCACATCACCATAGAGACTGAACAGGATCAGTGGATTCGGTGCCATCGGCACGGGGAATCGGTGCGTCCGCGGACCGATGCCGATACCAGGTTGATTCAGTGCGCCAACCTGAATCCCGGGATTGGAAGCAAAGGCAGTCCCAATCGCCTTGTATCGCTGCCTCAGTTGAGGATCGACCATCGAGGTCCTCCACGATTCAAGCGCACGCGTGCGCCCCTCGGTGTTCTGGGCAAACTGCAGTGTCGTGCTGTTGGCCGTGACTGCCGAATTGGCCGTGTTCTGGGCGCCCGTGATTCTCGAATCCGTCAGCCTGGCGATCTCCGACCGCGTAGCGTCTCGGGTCATCAGGTGGTTGGCGCTCTGATCGGCGGTTGTTCTACGAGCTCCAGTTAACCGCACGCTATTGTCAAGCAGGCTGTCAATCAGCGCTTCTTGCGACACACGCGCCAGGCCACCTCCCGTCTTTCTGATCACGACGTCCGTGACGCCAGACCCGGACTCGATGCGTTGCAGTTGATCAACGGTCTTCCCGGCCTGCGTGGCATTCATGCGACGCAGAAGCTCGCGCAGCTGGTTCTCTTCGGTAGTGGTCAGTGCCATTTACGGACGCTCCGTCATGGGTTGAATGGTGACGTACTTCGACGCGCTACCACACGTCGTGTTCACGTTGATGGTGATGATGCTGCCGGTCACGGTCACGCCGTTGATGGGCGTCACGGCGCCGCCGGGCGCGTAGTTCGGAACGGCGACCAGCTTGCGATTGCTCAGACTGCCGTCGTCAGCGAAACCACGGATCTCAAAGGCCTTGATCGTCTGAACGCCGTTCGAGCGGAACCGGAACAGATTCGGGATATCGATCGTACCAGACGCCGGCTTCTCAAGGAAGAACGGCGCCGACAATGTGAGCTGTGAGAAGAGCCAATTGAACCACTCGGCAGCCACAGGGGAGCCGATACGGCCCGGGCGCGCCCCGAGAAAGCCAGTCGCCATCAGGCTGGCCGGCGGCTGCCTCATGTTGTTGTATTGACTGTTCGCTGGATTTGATGACTCGTCGGTGGGGGAGAAATGTTTCATCCACGCCTCGTTTCAGATTCGGTCAGCCACTGGATAGAACAGAATCCGCGAGATAGCGGCTCATTGAACGCCAGTTCGTCTACGAGCAGGATTGTACCATTGGAATCCATTAGCGGACCGCCGTCATTGCTCGTTAATAGGCCGGCCAGCACGGGCACCATGGATGCAAACGCGCTTACACCCTCTCCAATGACGCGACGACCTTCGCCGGCCGCCTCACTCGTTACAGACTCGCCTGCGCCGGCCTGCATGTTGTTTGAACGCAGATACCACGGATTGTTGGCCGGGTCATAGCCGTCGACGTTCTTGGTAATCCCGATCATGAACCCGTCATTGGCGACCGTGACCTGACCGCCAAGGATGCCGATATGGTCAGTGTACGGGCGCGCCCAGCCATGGTTAATGTAGTTCCCGTCAGCATTGAACTCGCGGTACCGCAGGATGCACCCAGGGTACTCCAAGTGATCGGCGGCCAGCTTCGATGCGCTATTGTAGGTACCGCGGGTCGCATTGGATTTGCCTATCACAACGGGCGGCACGTCCTGGCGGGGGAATACCTCGGCCAGGATACGGGCAACGGCCGAGAGCCGGGGTTTCTGGAGGCTCTGCTGCAACCAGGTTAGCTGTTCCATGTGATCGTCCCTACTTCAGTGGATCGAGGGTCTGCTGTCAGCGTGCTGGAGCCGTTCAGCAGGATCGTGCAGTCCAGCAGCCACGGCAGTTCGTTCGCCATGATGGCGGCGACCTTCTGGCCGTAGATGATGCCAGGCTTGATGACTTCTCGGCGGATGATGGCCTCGGCTGCGGCGGTGTTCCGTGTCTGGCCGGGCACCAGCGACACCCCCTGAATCACGATGTTCACAACGCGCGTGGCGGATACAAGCCACCGCTCTCCCGTGCCCGCGTCCCAGTATCCTCCAGCCTCCGGGGCCCAGGTCGGGATGCCGGCAGGCCGTGCACGCTTGATGGCAGAAGCGGCTTTGGCTGCCTCTACCGGTCCGTGGAAGGCGATCGTGATGGTACCCGGGGGCTGCCCCTGTGGCGACAGTGCGGGCGCCAGCCACTCGCTTACCGTGGCGGGCATGCCCTCGGCAGCCAGCGCCGCCTCGATGGCCGCGATCGTGCCGCCGATCAGTTGCGTTTGCGGGCGAATCCGGGCGCGCAGCGAGTCGTCGTCTTCGTCATCCAGATTGGCCGACGACCGCATGGCAGGCGCGGGGGCAACGACCTGCCAGTCATTACCAGACACGCTTTGCGGCTCACCATCCATTTCCACGTAGGACAGGTCGATCGCTCCGATGGCACTTAGCGGCTTCGGAGCGCCGAACTGCGTGTCACGATGAATCAGGATGTCGCCACGCGCCACCAGTCCGTAGGAGGATATCAGCGACGATTCATTGGCCGCGGCGCCGGGGTACCGGATCGACGACCGCAGGTAGGCGAAACGCCCGGAAATGCGGCGCACGATGGTCGCCTTTGTGCCATCCTGGAATCTCACCTCATCCGGTGGAGTGCCAGTCACAAACGCGGCATAGAGCGGTTTCGTACCGCGTCGACGCTGCACGTTCACGATGGACGCAATGTCGTCCAGGGCTGCCCCCGCAGCCGTGGCCAGCTTGCTTTGCAGGTAGGCGTGCTCCGCGTACTCATAGGACAGCGCGGCTTCCTCGGCCACGATGTCCAGCAGCTGCCCCAGCGCCGAATCTCGCCCGGTGTCAGCGTTGGGCACGGAGGCCCTGATCTTCTCGGCAAGCCGCGTGCGGATGTCCGCGACGTTCGGCGCCCCTTGTGTCACGTCAAACATCGATCGTGGTTCCGGTTCCGTTGATCTGAAGGTCCACGGATACTACCCGTGTGGTCGGGTCAATTCTAACACCAGTGATGCCGAAGGTGGACACGCCGCGTACACGGCTGACAGCGGCCACAACAGCTGACACAACTTCCTGTTCCTGGCCGTGAGTGGCCAGCAGGTGCCAGTCGGTGCCGCGATCGGGTTGTAGCGGGCTCTCACCCTTCCATGCTTGCAGGGCGATGGTACATGACTGGGCAATGGCCTCGTCGTTCTCGGCCAGCTCACCCAGGTGCAGGTCGCCGTCTGCATTAAGTCTCAGGTCTCGCATCAGATGACCGCTCCCGTGTTGCCGTCCTGGGCCGTGCCGTTCGAATGACGGTGGCCAGCCCCGATGTTCTTGCCGCCATTGGTCATCGCGCCCGCCACGGACAGGCTGCCGGTCACGGTGACGTTGCCCTGCAGGGATATGGACGCCGCCCTGATCGTGGCACTAGAAGCTTCCACACGGGCGTCGCTGGCGGTAATCCTGGCACTACCACCAGTGTAGACCTCGACGCTGGACTGATGGACGGTCACGTGGCTACTGGCGTGCCGCAGCTGCACGGTCTGCGGCGCCGACACGGAGCACGGCAGGCAGTAGGGGCTCGTCTTGTTCTCGCCCACGAACAGCAGCAGGCACGCATCGCCGGCCAGCGGCATCATGGCCAGTGCAGCGGAGCCACCGGAGCCGGTCAGTGTCAGCAGGCGGCAGTCCTGCACGTCCGGCCATGGGGCGCCGTCATCCCCGGTGCCGTCCGGCGTCACCACGGCCAGCGCGCCACGCACGGTCTTGATGATGCCCGTCACAATCTGAACGTCACTCACGCTCGACCTCGATGGTTGTCAACGATTCATCGAATGTTATCACGTGGGTCACGCGTGTCACGCGACCGGCCACGCCGATCTCGCCCACAAGGCCGGCCACGCGGGCGCCCACGTCACACGGCGTCAGTGGCAGTACGACCGTGGCCTTGACCGTGACGCTGCCGTCGTCCAGTCGCTCCCTGTTGACCGCCGTGACGCCGTAGGCCGTCTGGTCGTTGATCGTGACGGATGCCACCTGACCGCCGCACACAACGCCCGAGGCTGTAACCGTCCACTTGCGGCCGAAGACCTGTCGCATGGCGTCGCGCCAGAGGCAGGAGAATGTCCGGGGGCAGGTCGGCAGGATAGCCGAATCCGCCCCGATGACAGGCAGGCCGATCGCCCCGGCCACGGCTTGGGCCACCGTTGACAGCGGCGTGTCGGATGCGAACGACAGGGCTACCCGCTTCGTGTTCCAGCGGGCAGCGTCCTCCCCGCCCGTGATAAGCAGCGTGCCGTCAACGGCATTCCAGTTGACTCGCACCACGTCGGCGGAGATCGGCAGCACTGGGTGCTCGATACGCACGGTGTGGTAGGCGCCGCCAGTGGCCTGCTGCCCGATGGCCCGAGGCACGTCCTGCAGCGTCACTTCCACGTCCGAGGCCTTGCCGTCCTCGGCCCGGGTCACGGCGATCTGGCGGCAGGCGCCGACCAGGCGGTAGCTGCCATCTTCGCCAACAAGCGTCACGGTCACATCTTGCATTCGAACACCCCATCGCCGATATGCCGGATGCTGGCCCCATCCACGGCAGCCCGGCCGTTGCCGACCGCTCGCCAGCCCTTAAACTCGACCACGACAACCCACTGCCACAGCAGTCGGTTCCAGCGCACGCCGAACGTAGCGCCATCGCGGCGCCAGGAGTGGGCCTGGCCGGAGACCTGTGTGTACGTCACTTTTTCAGCCAATTGGAAAGCTCCGATAGTGCGTCGCTGCCACTATCCTTCAGTCGCAGCAGCAGGCTTTTGGACTTTGCCGGCTCGCCGGCGGCCGGCTGGCTGGCCTTGTTGGCCGAGGTGGTTGCCTTGGATGTCGGCGCTGCCGCGTCCTTGCCAGCGCCCTTCTTGGCCCGGGGTGGCGCCTTCTCGCCTGCCACGGATTCGGCTTCAACCTGTCGCACAGCCCGAATCGTTAGCTCCACGTCGATGGCCGTCACGCCAGCCTGCGTGATGGTCACGCCAGTCAGCACGCCGCGAGGGATGCTGGCCACGGGGCTCACGTAGGCCACGGGCTCCTGAGACGCCATCAGCCAATCCAGTGTGGCTCGCACACGGGCCGTGGCGTCTCGGGACGACAGGTCGTTGCTGACCCGCCCCTTGACCGTCAGCACGCGCTCCGTCGGGCCAATGCCCGTCATCACGTCGAAGCCGCCCCACGCCCCGGCGTAGGTGGACAGCTTGCGCTGATCCTTGACCTCGAACGAAGTGACGGCCGTCAGCTGGATATCGGCATTCAGGACGCCCCAACTCTTCAGGACGCCCGACCGCCCGTCAATCACGTAGTTCATCGCTTCACAGCCTCCGAGGCGGCCCCGCGGACCGATCGCTCGGTTACGCGGCCAATCTCGTTGATTGTAGCCTGATCCGCCTTGCCCTGGATGTTGATGGTGGTCGTGGCTGTCACGCTCTGCTTGAAGCCGAAGGTCTCCTTGATCGAGCCCCAGGCCGACGATGCGGCGTCAGACACAAACGCGCCAGCAGACGACGCCAGTGAAGCCGCGCCATTGCCCACGGCCGAGGCTGCGTCCTTGGCCAGACCCGTGATGCCGTCGATGCTACTGACCTTCTTCCACAGGTTGTCAACCGTGGTCAGCAGGTCAGACACCCACTGGCGGATGCTGGCAATCTGCGCCTTCACGGTATTGGCCACATTCTCGAAGGGGCCGAACAGCTGACCTGCCAACGAGTCCTGCCCATTGATCCAGGTGTACAGGTCCTGCACAACCAGGAACACAGCTGTGGCCGCGGCGATGGCCGGAGCGAACGGCGCCACAAAGGCCCAGGCCGCCCGAGCGGCAGCCGTCAGGCCGGTTACGAGTGCCGGCAGGTGAGCGGTTGCAATCACGCCAAGCGTGATGCCCAGCGTGTTGACGATGGTATCCATGCCGCCCAGGAACTGGATGCCGCGCTCGATGGCGCCGCTCATCCAGTCCAGTCCATCAGCCAGTCGCTTGGTGAAGCCGGTTGCCGCATCGAACCGGGCAATCACACGGTCGATGGTGTCGCGCAGCCCCTGAGTGGCCTGGCCAACCGTTCGTCCCATGCCTTCCGTCTGTGCACGCAGTCCCGGGCCGATCTTCCGCATACCGGCCAGCACAACCTCCGTGGTCAGCTTGCCCTGCTCTGCCATCTTCTTGAGGGCGCCCACGGTGCCTTGCGGCCCGAGGATCGCCCGTGCCAGCTCACGCATTAGGACGCCGGCACCTTCGTTCACCGAGTTCAGTTCATCGCCCCGTAGCGCGCCGGAGCCCAGAGCCTGCCCGAACTGCCGCATCACACCCGCTGCCGTGCCCGCATCCGCCCCAGAGGCCTTCAGGCCCGCGTTGAGCGTGTCCAGAATCTCAGTCACTTCCTGCTGGTTGGAAAGCACACCGTCGGTGGCGTTGGCCAGCATAATGTAGCCATCGATGTAGCTGTCCATGCCGGCCCCCAGCGTGCGGGCACGGTCGGCAAGCTGATCAAAGTCACCCCCCTGTGACAGGGACTTCAGGCGGTCGTGCATCGTGTTGATGCGATCGCCTACCTCGGCAAGCTTCCGGCCGAATGCGGCCAGGCCGGCCACACCAACAAGGGCGAATGCCGCCTTCATCGCTGATGCGGCCTTCTCCGTGGTCCGCTTGACCTGATCAACAGCACTCTCGTACTTCTGCAGGGACGCCGTGTCCGTCTGGAATCCCAGTCGGGTCACGAGTTCACGAACGATCATTCGCTGCCTCTCGTTGGATCGCGGCCCGCATATCCAGCAGGCCATTCAGTTGCATCAGCCGCTCAAGCGAGACGGCCCCGGTTTCCACAGCCTCCAGTGAGACCGTGCCCTCAAGAATGGGGCGCCAGATGACGAACTGCTCCTCTACATCAGCCCGAAGCCGTCCGGGTAGCGCCCCGTCCTCATGCCCTCTCACGAATGGGCGCCAAACCGGGTGAGCGCCTTCGTGAAAGCCGGGCCGACCTGTTCCTTGATGCTGATCACCGCCAGCTCGTACAGGTCGCCGATATCCTCGGCCGTGAACAGGGCGTTCACATCAGCCTCAGAACGCAGGGGTTTGCCGTCACACGTCATGGCAGCCTTCTGCCACATCGGGAGGGCGATGTCCTGCACGGGGTCGCCGATCTCAGTCAGTTTCCCGATGAGAGCGGTTACATCCGATTCCATCGACACGGAGCCCAGCGCCGGGCCAATGGTCTTCACCAGCTGGAGCACCAGCTTGTGGGCATCAAATGCGTTGAGCCGCATATAGCGGTACGCGCGGCCGTTGATGGTAGTCTCGATCTGCATCGTGTCTGATCCTCAAAAAAGAACCCGCCAGCGCCGACGTGTCAGCGAGGCGGGCCGTGTTGCTGCCGATTATAGCAGCTCAGAACGACGTGATGACGCTCTCAGCAAGGAACTCCCAGGTACGGGAGCCGAGGGACTTGCTGATGTTGAGGCCGGGCCCCTTCGACAGGTAGCAGACGGGCGCCAGCGCCAGCCGCGTGCCTGAGCCCTTGTCGATCACGGTGATGGGGATCGATGCCGTGGACAGCGCGGGCGTACCGTAGCCGGTCAGGGCCTGCAGGGCCTTGTGCGTGTCAGAGGTGGCCAGCACGGAGATCTTGATCGTGGCGGTCTGGTCGGCCGACAGCGTGGGGGCGACCTTACCATCAAGGCCGACGGCGAACTGCATGCCGTCCGATCGGCGCTCGATGACGACCGCATCATCTTCCGACAGGTTGCTGACCGTCACGTGACCGATGGTCACCACGGTGTCAGCCGGGTTGAAAGCTTGGGTGATTGCCATTGCAGAATCCTTTGAGTAAGGCCCGGGTTAGGCCCGGGCAGGTGTCATTACAGGGCGCCGTCGTAGGTGAACGAGCCGGTCACTTCGATTGCGTGGATCGCGCCAGTCAGGTAGGCGGAGAACGACACGTGGGCGACGCGGGAGGCCTTGACGCTGAACGGCACATCCTTGGCTTGCGGGACGGTCACGGTGTAGCCGCGGACCGGCTGCCCTTCGCCGTTGTCACGCCAGTCGATCACCCCGCCGGCCTTCACGCCCTCTTCCAGTGACTTGATCATCGATGACTCGATGACCGCCAGACCTTCGTCAGTGTAGGGCAGCTTCGGGCGGTTGATCAGCGTGGCCACCAGATTGGTCTGCATCACGTCCTGCAGCCAGTCGCGGAAGCGGATCACGTCAACCCACTCGCCACCGGCGACCTTGCCGCCACGGGTCAGGTTGAGCTGCGCGCTCATCCGACCGAACACAGTGCCGTTGTTACTCAGGACTTCCTGATCCTGCTGCGGCGTCAGCGATGCAGCCTGCACGCCCGCCAGCTGCTTCAGTGCCCAGGTTTCGGAACCGGCAGCGTAACCCAGGCACTTAGCGGCCCAGGCACCAGCAGTCACGCCGCCAGTCTCGGCTCCAACAATGACGGCCGTGCGGTACAGGTTCTGGTCCTTGGCAGCCTTCGGCGTCATCTGATCGGTAACGAACAGGCGGCGCTCGCCCTCGATCGCTTTGGCGAACGTCATGAAGTCGGTCGACTCACCGGCGATCACGGCGCAGTACCAGTCCGCGTCCTTCTGGATGGCCTTGGCCAGATGCTCGGCCTTCCACGGGTCGGATGCACCCAGCGCGGCCATGAAGACCTTCACCTGGCGCGGGCGCGGCGACTGAGAGAAGATGGCGGCCAGTACCTTGGCCGTCGGTGTGCCAGCGGCAATCGCTTCCGTGGTGTCGGACAGGCGGTTGTAGGTTGTGACCGAGTCAGGTGCGGGCGCCTTGCCTGACACGTAGTCCGTGTTGCGGCTGAAGACCATGATGGTCCCGAAGTTCGCCCGGCCAACGCCGGTCGTGTTCAGGTGGATGTCCACCGAGACGATATCGTCCAGAGTTGCCATCAAGGCCTCCGTGAGATGAATGCGGGCCACGTACGCTCGTCAATCGTCGGCGTCGTGGAAACAGCGTCAATGATACCATCGCCGCCCGGCTCGTTCAGCGGCTGCAGCAGATGGAAAGCGGCATCACAGGTCGCCCGATCCTCCCAACGGACGTCCTCCAGGCTGGCCGGAATCCGCTGCACGTCGCCGGACCACCGAAGCCGCGGAGCCTTGGAGCGAATCAAGGACAGCGCCAGCAGGGCACCGGGGCCGTGGTACTGGATCCGGCATGTGACCGCGTACTCAGCCCAGCGCCGGGCCTCCTGGCTGCAGTACTCTTCCCGCGTGACGCCCACGCCGGTCTCCTCAACCAGCACGTAGGGCGGTCGGGGGCGCGGGGCGTTCTGGTACGCCCACACAACCTCCGGGGCGCCAGCGGCCTTCAGGTAGTCGTACAGCTCGTCTCGGGTCATTCGTGAGTCTCCGTCACGACGCGGCGGGCCACCACCTTCCGGTGGTTGATCACGTCGCTGGCGTGCCACTCGTCGCTGATTACGGCCCACTGGAAGCCAGCATGCGTCAGCTCGATGCGGTCCTGTCCGAGCTGATGGATGGGTACGGAATCATCATCGAAGTAGGCCTTCACCATCTGGCCGTGGCGCTCGCCCTCGGGCATGTCGGCAATGTCCTGCATGGACATCGGCTGCACCGACGCCTCAATCTCGCGTTCGACGCGAGCGCCAGGAACCCACTGGCCACGCTCGTAGCGGCCCGGCTGGTTCCACGAGAACATGACAGGCTTACGAAACTGGCTCATTTCTGATTCACCCTGTGTGTGATGGATTGCATCATCTTGCCGCTATCGACCATCGCCTTTGCGTGCCCCTTGCGACGCACGGTCTCGGTCTTCAGCGGCGGCGGGAAATTGGCGCTGTTGACGTGTGCCCGCACGATGTCGGCTACGTCGGCGCCGAGGTTGTCAACGGCCTTGGCCTTGGTGACCCGCTGATCCAGGATCGCCGTTGCCGTGGCAGCCATTGCCGCCTGCACGGCCATCCCGTTGTCCTCGATGCCCTTGGTCAGCCACCGGCGTGCCGGCGTGTGGCCGTCGCTGCTGCCGTACTCATGCACAGCGGCGTAGATGGCCACATCCGGGTCCAGCACGCCGACATCAACCGTCGGCATCCGGAGGATGGATGCCTTGATCTTGTCCCAGGTGGCGCGCTTATCGATTACAGCCACAGTCATCGCCCTCTTGGTACGGGCTCACCAGGAACCCCGGGGTGTGGTACTCCGTGGTCTGCCCCTCAGCCTCCAGCAGGTCTTTCAGCATCCGCCCCCAGAAGGACCAGCCCAGCGGATCTTGACCCTGCGTGTTGGCATATGTGCGGGACAGGTCGCCCTCACGCTCCGTCAGAACCTGGGCTGACTGTGACCGCGTGGCCTTCAGGTGCAGGGCGTACAGCGCGGCAGCAAACGCCACCTTCTCAGGCGGCAGCTTCGCCAGCTTGCCCCACATCATCGCCAGCTTGACGAACAGCGCCATGCCGGCCGTCTGCTCGCCAAGTCCGGCAATCTGGTCCAGAACTTCCTGTTCGGTCATCACTCGGCCTCGGGTTCGGTGGCGGCCTTGCGAGTGCGCTTCGGCTTCTCTTCGGCCACGGGCGCTTCAGACTCCGCAGGAGCGGGCTCGGTGGCAGACTCTTCGGCGGCAACAGGCTCCAGCATCGAGCCGTTGTAGCCGACCAGCTCGATCGTATCGCCGGGGCGGACGTAGAAGGAGCCGATGACAATGGTGAAGTTGTGGGCGTTGCGGTACAGTTTGGGCATTCCGGTTCTCCAAAAAGAAAACCCCGCCGAAGCGGGGCTTTCGGGCTTTCGTGTAGTTTACACGATGCCAGTGGCGGTCACGATGGCCTTGGAGTTGCCGATCACGAGGCCGGCGGTGCGGCTTTCAAAGATCGTCTTGATGCCAAGGCCCTCGCGCTGCTCGGGGTGACGGTAGCCGAACATCGGCAGCCAGATGCCACCAACAGCAGCAGATTTTTGCAGAGCCAGGATATCCTTGCCGCCAAGAGTCTTCATGGCCACGGACTCGACCACATTCACGCCGGGCATCGTCTCGGCAAAGATCGCCAGAGCCGTTTTTCCGTTGATGTTTTTTGTGGCGGCCAGTTCCATCGCGTCGCCAGACAGATACAGCGTGTCAGCGCGGACCAGGCTGTTTGTATTGACGGCGATGGCGCGAACAAGTGCACGCATATCGCGGGCGATCTCGGCGGCACCCTTCGACTCCCACAGCTTGCTGGAGCCCGTGCCGTCGTTCTTCACTTCGACCTGGGAGAACTGGAAGCCATTGAAGCCGGTGATGCCGTAGCTGGCGTCGCCCTGCCAGAAGATGCGGTCGATCTCGGCGGCCTGAGCGATCATCGCAGCCTGATGCTTGCCTTGATCCAGTGGCGAACCGGTACGGGCAGCCACTTCCAGCTCCATCGTGCTGAAGCAGATGTGGTTGGCGATCTGGAACAGGTTGGCATTGCGGTTGATCTTGCCAATGTCGGCAGCCGGGATGTCGGTTGACTTATTGTGCACGATCTGGGCGCGGCCGTAGGAGTCGTATTCGCTCGACTCAACCGACGTGTGAGCACCCATGCCCTCACCCAGCACAGGGAACAGGCGAACGGCTTCGGGCTGGACGGCCAGCTGCTGCAGCAGGCCACCGTAGACGGCTTGCAGCTTGCTCGACACCAGGGCGCTGCCAGCGTCATCCAGGTTGAGCAGGGATTTGATCAGTTCAGACATTGCGTTCTCGCAAGAGGAAGAAGGTGATGGGGCGCATTATAGCGCCCCGTGGACATCACTTGACAGTCAGAACCTGCACGTCAATCACGCCGCCAGCGGCGGTCGCGGTCTTGGCCACCAGGTTCAGGAAGGCCAGCTCGTTGCCGCCGGTCGCCTTGGCCATCACGGCTTTCTGCGAACCGTGATAGTTCAGGCGAGCGTTGGCGTCGACCTTACCGGAGGCCTTGACCGTAATCGTGCCTTGCGTCAGCACGCCGACGGGCTGGCCTTTCAGGTACTTGCCCTGACCGACACACACGTGTGAGGCGATGGCGAAGCCGATGACGTTGCCGTTCGTGGCTTCGACCACGGCGCCATTGGTGTCCAGCATCACAGCAGCGCCGAACGAGATTTCAGCACCGGCGGGGAACGTCTCGATGGCGGTGGGCGAGTATCCGTGCTGGATCATGCCCGGCGAGGATTTGGGGATGTTGTACATTTCAGACCTTCAGGAAAGAGAATGCGGTGGTCGCGGTTTGCACGGGCTTTTGCTCAGCCTTGGCCGGCTCAGCACGCACGGTGCGGACAACGTCAAACGCAGCACGGATGTACTCATCCGACTTCCCGTCCAGTTTAACACTGGGGTGGGCGTGTGCCAGCACGGCTTTCATCGTGGCGATAGCACTGCCCCCGGGCTTCACGCCAAACTGCTTGGCTACGTCGGCGGCGGCGTATTCATCGGCAACGTCGGCGCGCACGGCGACTTCGATCTCGGCACGCAGGGCGGCCAGCTTCTCGCCGGACAGCTCAACAGCCTTGGGTTCAGCCTGCAGGCGCGCAACCTCGGCTTGCAGCGCGTCGCAGCGAGCCTGCAGCTGATCGACGGTCGGGGATTCGACTGGTTTTGCTTCATCCATTCTGGGAAACTCCTTGGAAAACCGGGCGTTGCCGGCCCGGCCACGGGTGACAATCGACAGATGGTTACAGCGGATGTTGCGCTGGACGGCGTCGTAGTGAGCGCCTTCCGGCGTGGTACCGGCAACCTGTTCGGTTTCGACAGTATACCCCACCGAAAGCTCAGCTTTCAAGCCACGCTCGATCAGGTCTACCGCCCGCTTGTCGTGGACAACCACGCGGGCGCGCAAATTCTCGCCGTCGCGCCACGGCTCACCCAGGATCGCTCCCACCACGACGCCACGGACGTTCTCGGAGCGCACCATGAACGACGGATGGTCGATGGTCAGCGGGCGCCCGACGAACGACGCCAGCGACTGAGGGGCGAACACCTCGGATGCGGGGCGGTACTCGGCCATATCCTTTCCATCGCGCTTGTACCACTGAATGCCGGTACGGGCTATGACGGGCGTGTCGATGATGTAGCCCTCCGGCGTCTTGCCGATCTTCATTCAACCTCCACGGGATTCAGGTTCCGGGGAAAGATCGGCTCGGCGTGACAGCGGCACCGAATCTCCCAGCCAGGGGTCGTAGCTCCATTATACGAGAACACCTGCCCATCACGGGCCACATGTGAGGGGCGCACACGATTGTCATGCTTCGTGACCCAGCGGTAGGTGATCGACCCCATGGACTGATAGCGGGCGCGGTTCAGCACCTCCGTGCCTTTATTGAACTGGTCCTCGGCGATCAGTTCGGCGCGATTGTGTGCCATGCCCAGCACACGGATCAGCCCTTCCTTGATGGCCTCGGGCTGGCCCGCGTACTGCGTGAGGATCTGTGTTGCCCGCTCGGCGTGGCGGTCGGTCAGAGAGCCGATCAGACGGACCTGCTCAGCAATCCAGCGGTCACGTTCGGCCTGCAGCCAGCGCTCAACACGCACGCGCCGATTGCCGTCCAGTCCCTTGAAGTCCATCGATGGCGGCAGATCAACGCCTGTGCGGGACTTGACCAGCATGCGGAACTGACGGTCGTTGAAGCGGCTCAGGTAGATGTGAAACCACTCCAGCTTCCCGCGGACGTTGCCAACCTCTTCCGGGTCAATGAATGGCCACTCGGCTTTAACCGTCTTCTTCAGGGCCTTGGTGTAGTCGACGGCGCTTGGCCATTCGGCATACTTCTTGCCCTGTTCACGCCGAGACATTGAACCCCTCCGCGCTCAGCAGGTTACGGGCCTGTTCGTTGTCCAGCACCCCGTGTGACAGCAGCCGGTCCAGGGCGGAGGCAATCCGTTCCAGGCGCTGCGCCCGTTCGTGCTGGCTCTCACGGCTCAGGTCCTCAAACTCTGCCGGCTCGCCAGACAGGAACTCCAGCACGGCTGCGGCTTGCGTCTCCTGATACTGCCGCACCTGTGCCCGCCAGTTGTGGCTCTCGCCGCTGTTGGCGCTCAGACCTCCGGAGGTGGCATCGCCGAACAGGATGCGGGCAGGAATGCCCGAGGCGGCACACACGGTTTCGCGAGCGGCCTCGATGGTCGACTGAGCGGCCGACATTTGGGCCGTCTGGATGGTGTAGTCCTCGGCCCCGTCAATCACAACCGTGTTGCGCACGCCGCGGGCGGCGTCCACAAGGGCGATGCGCTGCTCCACGAGTTGGCGGCCGTTGGGCGTCTGCAGGTAGCGGGACAGGTCCGGAATCTTGTGGACGGGCTGTTGCGACCGCTCCAGGCCAGCCACAGCCATATCCACGGCCTTCAGGTAGCGCTCCACGGCGGCGGAGATGCCACAGCGGTCCATCACCCCCTTGATGACAAGGAACTGGCCCTGCACGTAGACATTACTGTCAACGGCGATCTCCACTGGGTCACCCTTGTTCTCACCAACTGTGGCCGACCGGATGATGGAGCAGGCCGATCGGTCCAGCACGCGGCCGGACTCCAGCAGGATCGACTCGCCAAGGCGCTCGGCCTTGGCCATGGCCCGGGCGGCTGCCTTGGCGATCTTGGGCCGTTGCTTGTGATCGGTACGCCAGCCACCAACGGCAGCCCAGGGCAGGATGCCCCAGATACGGTTCAGGCGCTCCTTGCGATCGCTCCAGTCAAGCGGCAGGAGGCCGGTCTTGGTGAAGACGTCCTCATAGGCGCCGTCTTGGGTGATGGTTGCTTTCGTGTCGGTCACAGTAGCCCCGTAAGCTGGAATGCGGCCGTCTCCGTCAGTCGGTTCAGGGCGCGAGAGATGGCGTCAATTGTATCATCGTGCTTGCCGACAGGCGCTGCCGCAAACTCGTCCAGCACCGGCCTGGCCTGCTCCTGCGGGCACACCACGTGGAAGCGGCCGTCCTGCACGATGCTGGACAGAGGCCGGGCGCGGGTCATCTTGTCGCCGGTCTCGCGGCTCGTGTGGACGGCGTAGCCAGTGAGAGCAATGGAGTACTGGTCTGCCGCCCGCTTGCCGGCAGCACCAGGGTCGATCGGCAGGGATTGCTCCACCAGCGGACCGTCCATGGCAGCCACGCGCTTGATCGTGGCGTCCACCTTGGCTGAGCCCCACTGACCGCGGACCACGTCCATCAGGTACACGCGGCCGGTCTCATCGTGGATGCCCACCAGAGCCCCTACTGTGTAGTCGCCTGCCCCTTCCGTGGCGGCCAGGTCCCAGCCCCGGCACAGCCGCAGCTGCGGCAAGATCGAGCCCTCCGGCACCACCACTATATTGGAGGGGTCCAGGTAGCCGCCTGAGCGCGGGGCCGGCTGCTGCTGCAGCTGGCTGGCTGAGCCGTAGGGACCAAGCCGTCGCTCCAGGGCCTCCACAGCCGCGGCGTCGAATCGCTCGGGGAAGAACAGGACGCCATCCGGCCCGCCAGTCCGCGGATCGGTGAAGCGGCCGGTGTTGTTAACGAACTTGCTGTCCCACCGCATCGGGATGATCAGCTTCTCGTAGGATGGGTCGGACAGGGCGATGGCGGCCGGGTCCGACTCGTGGATCCTCTGCATGATCATGACGATGGCGGACTTCCGGTCGTTCACCCGGGACGGCACGGTCTCATTGAAGATCCGGCCGGCCTCCTCGATGGCAGCGCGGCTGAAGGCATCTTCCACGGTCATCGGGTCATCGATGATCACGCGGTCGCCCCGCTCGCCGGTCATGTTGCGGAAGGCCATGCACACGCGCTGCCCGTAGGCGGTCGTCTCGAAGTTGATCTTGCTGTTCTGGTCCTTCGTCAGCTCCGCATGCGGGAAAAGCTGGCGGTACTCGGAGGACTGCACCAGCCGCCGCATCTTGCGGGCGTCGCGGGCTGACAGCGCTGTGTTGTGAGCCACGCCGATGAACTTCAGGTTCGGGCGGCCACACGCCCACTCCCAGGCCGGCCACATGACGGACACAAGCAGCGACTTCATCGATCCCGGAGGAACATTGATGACCAGCCGGGTGATCTCGCCACGAGACACGGCCTCCAGGTGCTCGCACATGGCGTCCAGGGCCCAGCCCCAGGCGATCGGCCTGTCATTCTCGAGCACAGGCCAGAAGACACCCACGAAGTTCCGCAGGGACCGTGTGGCGTACTCACGCAGCAGTTGGGTGGCGAGCGCGTCTGCTTTCACAGCACGGGTGCCCGACCGATGGCGGCCAAGGCCTCCTTGATCTGAGTGGATTCGGTGTTAGACAGGTCCATCTGCTCAGCCTTTGTGGTCGCCCCGCCGGTCACATCCAGCAGGCGGCTCAGGGCCTGCAGACGGACGGACTCGGATTCAGCCCCCAGCGCCAGCTGATACAGCCCCTGCATGGCCCGTGCACGCACAGCAGCCATATTGGACTCGGTGATCTCCAGCTGACGCAGCGACAGCTCGTTCTGGACGTCATCACGCTCCAGCAGGATCTCGGCCACACGCGCCTCACGCCCCTTCCACGCGCCCAGGCGACGCAACGCCTTTCGGCCGTTGTAGTCGATCAGGTAGCTGGCCACAAACTCATCCAGGGTCACGCTCTGGAAGATGTCGGGCCACGGGTGCTCGCGTAGAGCCGTCTCGTTGATGGG